GTGGCCTCCGCACTCGAAGCCCGGGATCAAGGGCGTCGGGCTCTGGGAGACGCCGGTGCAGTCCGTCCAGTCCGTGACCATCGACGGTCAGCCGATCCCGGCGCAGGCGTGTCCCCAGTGGAAAGCCGGGACGCTCTATTACCCGAATCAGGTCGTCCAGGTCGGGATGATCTACTGGGGCAACGCCGACACGAACGTGAACGGCACGACCAGCGGGAGCACGGCGCCGGCGGGAACCGGAAATGGCGTGTCGGACGGCGGCTGCACCTGGAACTACCTGATGGGCTCGCTCAACCCGCCGCCGATCGGTCCGTCGGTTCTCATCCCCGGGTGGCGCATCCAGAACGACCGACTCGAGCTCGTCGGCTGGTGGTACTTCCTCCAGTACATCGGCCTCGTCATGAACTACTACGTCGGGGTCCGGCAGATCGCCGTCACGTACACGGCCGGGTATGACTCCATCCCCGCCGACGTCGAGCAGGCTGTCATCGAGATGGTCGCCGACGCCTACAAGCGGCGCGACCGGCTCGGCCAGCGGAGCCGCTCCATGGGCGGAGAGTCGGTCACCTACTTCGTCGACACAACGCTCCCGTCGGTCAAGGCGGTCGCGGACAAATACGAACGCTGGAATGCGCCGCTGTGACCATGGACCGGGTCGCCATATACGACGCGCTCTACGCGAAGCTCGTGGGCTGCTACCCCTGGGCGAGCACGTTCCCGCACCGCGTCGACTGGGACCAGGCGACGAAGCCGGCGCTCTGCATGGAGCAAGGCTACCAAAAGCCCGTCTACCAGGACCCGCTCGCGCTCCCGCCGATCTGGAAGCTCGAGGCGGTGGTGCTCGTCTACTGGTCGAAGGTCCCGATGGATGACGAGCCGTTTCAGGGGTCAATACAGGAGGCGGTGCAGGCCATCGAAGGCTCGCTCGCGTTCAACGCGGCCTTTGACTCCCAGTTTCCAGGGGCGGCGAACTCATACGGCACGACACTCGGCGGTCTGTGTCAGGGGTGTCGGATCGAGGGCGAGGTAGCGATAGAGCACGGTGAGACGGCAGACCTGACGGTTGCGATCATGCAGATCGTCATCACAGCACCCTCGCCGCTGGGCTGAGGGAGAGGAGCGGAGCCATGGCGGCAACACCGGAAATCATCGTCGGCGTAGGAACCCTGACCATCAACTCGATCGCGGTCGGGCAGGCGCAAGACCTGTCGATCAAGGTCTCGTCGAACCCGATCACGCTGCAGACGTCCTACGACCTGCCCGAAGCGGTGGCGTCGGGTCCCAAGAGCATCAAGTGTACGTTCAAGAACGCGAGCCTCGACCTGGGCGTGCTTGCGGTCGTCTTGAACCTGACGAGCGGCGCGATGACGAAGGCGGTCATCGGCTCGGTGGCTCCGACGACGGGCGTGACCTGGGTCGTGCCGATCTACGTGTCCTCGGATACCAAGACGACGGCGACCTTCACGTTCGGCCCGATCGCCTGGACCGGCGTCGACTTCTCGGCGGCCAACACGAAATACCTCGAGCAGTCCATCTCGTTCGACGTGTTCGCGGCCGCGTCGACGGGGACGGCTCTTAGCATCGCCGTGTCCTAGCTAGGGGGCAACCGTGGCGCAGGATGGGGAGAAGTTCACACTCGCGGACGGGTCGACGATCGTCGTTCGCTCGTTCACGCTCGACGCGGCGGAGCGCCTCCAGCCTCACATGGAGGCGCTCGCATCCGGTGACGGAAAGAAGTTCGCAACCGGGATGCGGGCCATCCTCGACGAGGTGATCGCGATGGACCGGCCGCGTCGGCTGTGGCCGTTTCGTCGCCGGAAGGTCGGGAGCCTCGTGACGGTGGCGAGCTCCAAAGAGCTCCTCGACATGATCCTGCGCGTCAACGGGTGGAAGAAGGCGGCCAAGGGGGAAGCGGAGAGCCCGCCGACTGGGAGTTCGTCCGCGGGCTCGTCGCAAGGGAGCTAGGCAAGACGCCCGCCGAGGTGGGGCGCATGCGGTGCTGGGAGATTAGCGTGCTCATGCGGTCGTTCGCAGACTACCCCCCGGGATACATGATCATGGCGTGGCGCTACGGCATCGGGAAGTCGAGCGGCAAGGGGCCGCGGCAGACCGAAGGCGTCGGCATGGATGCCTCGTTCCTGGTGCAGCTCGCCATGGCGTCCAAGGACAAGACATTCTCGCTCGGCGGAAAGCCGGTGGGCTCGGAATGATCGAGGTCGACTTCAAGCTCGTCGGAACCGAGGCCATCGTCGCGAACTTGAACGGTCTCGCGCCGCGCATCCGCGAGGAGGTGCGCGAGGCGATCTTCAACCTGGGCGTCGAGGCCGAGGGCATGATGCGCGGTCTCGCTCCGGTGCTGTCCGACGCAGCAGCGAAGAAAAACCGGAATGCGGTCTCGGGGACGCTGGTGCGGTCCATCGTCCATCGGTTCGTCGAGTACCCGGACGGAAACGTGTTCTCGTACACGGCTCCGCACGGTGGAAAGGGCGCGACTGCCGACGCCTACTACGCGAAATGGGTCGAGCGCGGCGTGGATGCTTCCGAAGTAAGGGCGCACCGCCGCGGATACCGGGACCTTTTCAAGAAGGAGCGACAGCAGTTCTTTAGCAGGCGGACAGGTAGGTACTTCTCTCGTCGCGTCTGGGGCAAGGAAAGCTACAGCGACAAGACCTACGACCTTCGCATCCCGTCCCATCCGTTCGTCGAACCTACGCGCCAGGCGATGCAATCGAAGTTCGAGAGCGTGATGCGCGCCGTGCTGGAAAGGAGCCTCGGTGGCGACTAACAGCATGGAAGTGGTGATGTCCGCCAAGACGGCGGACCTGATCTCTGGACTTAGGGAAGTCTCATCTAAGATGCAGGAGTTCTCGCGCGCTGCGAACTCGGCGATGCGCGAGGCCGGCTCGGCGGCGGGTCCCGCGGCCCGGGGCGTCGAGACCCTCTACGACAGGATGCGCGACCTTAAGGGCGAGGCCGTGCAGCATGAGCGGGTTTTCAACTTCTTCGGGCGCGAGCTCGCGAGCGTCGCGGGCATATCGAAGGAGACCGGCGCGGCGCTGGCTGGCATTCTCGGGGGCCTGGGCGGCGGTGGGGCGCTCCTAGTCATCGTCGAGGGCGCAAAGCTCATCGCCCAATATCTCGGGCGGGCCAGCGAAGAAGCAAAGCGCTTCGGCGATGAGATGGTCCGCGAAATGGAGCGCGCGGACGATGCGATCTTTCGGCTAAAGGCTGAACTCGCCGGACTGAACCCCGATCGCGCCAAGATGCAGGGGCAGATCGAGGGCATCGATAGCTATCTTGCCAGGCTGGACCGGCTCAAGGAAGCGTTGAAGCCGCTACAAGAGGCATTTTACTCGGGCAACGCGACAAAGGAGCAACTCCAAGATCGGTGGGAGTTGATCAAACAGATCGACGAGATGGAAAAGAAGGCGCCCGCCATGCGGGACCTTCGCTCCCTTCTGTCGCAAGAAATCGGACTGGGACAGGCGAAAGATGACAAGACCGAGAGGGAACGGTCCGAGAAGGAGGCCGCGGCGCTAGAGGAGCAAGTCACAAAGGCGTCCCTCGACAAGGTCGGGAAGCTCGTCGCCGACGAGTCCGCGCTGGAGAAGTCGATCAACGACAACAGCGCGCTATCCCAAGTGGAGAAGTGGCGGCTCATCGCCGTCGCGAAGGAGACGCTCGACCGAGAGATCACCGACTTCTATGCGAAGCAGCTCGAGGAGCGCAATCGCCTAACGGAGCGGTCAGCGGAGATGGACCTCCGCGCCCAGCGAGCCGGCGCCGAGGCGGAAAAGAAGTACCTGGACGAACTCCAGAAACAGTATCGGGAGGAGGAGGAGGCGCGCGAGCGAGGCGCGAACCTCATCGCGGCCGGGTACGACCTCAAGAAGGCGAGTGCTCTCGACAGGACCGACAAGGAATTTGAGGAGGGACGGAAGGGAATCCGAGACCTCGGACCCGAGGGGTTCGGCGGCGGTGACGAGGGAATGGCGCGGATGACTGCCGCGCTCGACACACTTGACGCGGCCTGGTCGAAAGCGCGAGCGGACATCATCACCGGCGCGAAGGAGATCAACAAGGAGTGGGACAAGACCGCCGAGGGCATCGGAAACAGCTTCGGCAAGGCGATGGCGGGGATCATCACCCACCATCTGAGCATGAAGCAAGCGGTCGCCGGCGTTGCCTCGGAGATCGTGAAGACCTTCTCCGAGATGGCGATCAAGGCCGTGACGAGCAATGCAGCGGTCGCAGCGTCGGGAGCCGCTTCTGCCGAGGCCAGCGTTCCGATCGTCGGTCCAGCCCTGGCGGCTGGAGCCATGGCGGCCATGGAGGGGCTCGTCCTCGGGCTTTTGAGCACCATCGCGCGCGCCGAGGGCGGTCCCGTCTGGCCCGGCCAGCCGTTCCTCGTCGGAGAGCGCGGCCCCGAGGTCGTCCAGTTCGCCTCGCCTGGCACGGTCTACCCAAACGGTCAGATGCCTCCCACCGGTGCGACCGCCACGGGCTCGCAGGGCTACGGCGGCGGTGACGTCCATCACCACTGGCACCTCGACGGAGGCGTTCTCGACGGCGATCACTTCATGCAGGTCGTGAGGCGCAACGAGGGCGTGCTTGGCAGGCACCTCGCCTCGATGGATAGGAGGGGCAAGATTTGAGCTCCGCCACCCTGAACCTGAGCTCGGTTCCTGCGACCTACACGCCGTCCGGCGGGTCCGCGATCAACCTTCCGGCGGTCCCGGTCGACATGACCCGGACGCACGTCTGGGACGTTACCGTCTACAGCGCGGAGAGCGGGAAAGAGGTTCGTTCGACGCAGCAGGCGTCGCCCCGATACGCGTACAGGGTCACAATCGGCACGCGGTCCGACACGAGCACGTCGGAGCTCGCAGCCATCGCGGACCTCGTCGACAGCCTGCTGGGCGAGTGGGACTCGTTCAACCTGTACGACCCTCTCGACGGGGTGGAGCGGACCGTCCGATTCGACGGTAAGCCAACCGCGAAGCGCGTCAAGCCGCAGTCTGGCAGCGGCGGGTGGTGGGTCTGGACGCTCGACATGGTGTCGGTGCTCTGATGCGACCTGCCTTCGGGAACCTCGCGTCCATCATCGCTGGACAGAACGTCTACCTGACGGCGGACTGCTACGACATCGGTGCGCTCAAGATCACCGGATACGCGGCCGGACTGGCGGGGTACTCGGCGACCGGGTTCGGCATCGAGCACGGCGCGGCGCGGAGCGTTCTTGGGCTCGAGGATCCAACGGTCACCCTCGTCATTCACTGCGACACGACGGTCTCCGCCGCGGCGAGTTTCCTCTCCTCCGCTGCATCCGGGACCTACGACGGCGCGGTGTTCAAGTGGACGCGCTACTACATGGCGACGCCCGGAGACTCCTCGTCCTACCTGATTCCGTTCGTCGGCGTCGTCGCGGAATGCCGCGCCTCGACGTCGAAGGTCGAGATACAGGCCGGGTCTCCGCTCGGGCAACTCGACACCATCACCATCGCGCGCCCGATCCAGGCCCAGTGTCCATGGTCGTTCAAGGATGCGAACTGCGGATACGTGGGAAGCACGACGTCCTGCGACAAGACGGTCGCGACGTGCCAGAGCTTGAGCAACCTAACGAACTTCGGTGGGTTCCCTTACGCGCCAGCGCAGGGCGTGAACCTGAAGTCGGTCTAGGCGATGAGCATCCTTTCCAAGCTCAACCCCGACCAGAACTGGGGACAGCTCGTCAAGGAGGACGAGCAGCCGGAGGCGTACAAGTCGGCGATCCCGGTCGTGTTCGGCAGGCACTGGGTGACGGGGGTTCTCGTCTGGACCGGGCAGACGATGGTCTCGGTCCACAACGGCTCGTCGGTCACGCTCCGCACCTATACCGGTCAGGGTTGGGACGTCTACCCGAACAAGTTCCAGGCGTGGACCTCGAGCACCGGGTACACCGCGGGGACGTCCTACGTCACCGACGGCGGGTTTCTGTACCAGTGCACGCAGACCGGAACCTCTGGCACGACTCCACCGAGCCAGTCGTCGACGCCATATGGGACGGCCATCGCGGACGGAACCGTGGTCTGGAAGTGGCTGCAGGAGGGAACGTCCTGGTTCCAATGCGCGCAGACCAAGGGCCTGACCGCGCTCCTCGCGCCGGCGATCTACGCCATCGCCGAGGGGCCGATCATCCAGGTCTTCGGCGCGAAAAAGGACGGGATCTTCTACTGCGCGCAGGGCCAGACGGACAACACCTGGAAGGTCATCAGGCTCTCGAACGGCCGCGCGGACCCGCCGCTTGCCTGCATCCAGGGGACGACCGGCTACGTCGTGGGCGGGTTCAACATACCGCTCGGCGGTAGGTGCCCGGACGGCAACCTCCACCCGTGGTTCGCCTTCGGTTCGGATGGCGCGAGTCCGGCCGTACAACCCGGGTCCCAGAGCGGTTTTCAGGTAGGCGGACCGAGCCAGAACTGGTCTTTCGGGTGGACGTTCGGGGGAAGCGTCGCGAGCGGCGCCTACGTCCCGGGGCAACAGGTCAACTTCACCCCGGCGCAGGAGCTCGGGTACTCGGGTACGGCGATCCTCAACTCGATGGGGATCGAGATCGCGTCCGGCGCCACCGACTACCCGTCGATCGAGTTCCTCGTCGACGGCATCGGCACGCAGATGTCCGTCACGCAGACGGACGGCACGGTCGTCTACGGGGTGAACCCGGCCGACGTCATTGTCGCCATCTGGACGAACACGCGCTGGGGCATGGGGCGCTCGAGCGCGGAGCTCGACGTCGAGCACGGCGCAGACGGGAACACCGCGTCCTCGTGCCGCGCCTACTGCGCCGCCCTCGGCATGGCGGTGGCGCGCTCCATCGAGACGCAGGAGAGCGCGCAAGACGCGCTCAAGAGCCTCCTCGATGAGATCAACTGCATGCCGGTCTGGACGACGACGTCCTCCGGGGCTGGGCTCCTCCGCATCGTCCCGCGAGGCACGAAGGCGCAGAACGGGTACACGCCACCCAGCGCGTCCGTCTACACGCTCGGGATCGACGACTTCGCGGGGAACCCGGGATCGGACCGCATGGAGGTGGAGCGGACGCCGATGAAGGACGTCCGCAATTACTACCCGGTCGTTTACGAGTCAGCCGAGGGATACAGCGGGAAGACGCAGGCGACCGCGACGAACACCTACTGGTCGGACTACGACCAGGCCAACGGCGCGCCGATCGTGAAGGCGCAGAACTACTCGGCGCGCTGGGTGGCGAACGCCACGCACGCCATGGCGCTCTCGTACATCCTCGCGGACCGCTCGCGGAACGTCAGGCAGCGGTACCGGTTCAAGCTCTCGCCGCGGTACGTCCGGCTCGAGGGCGGCGACCTCATCACGTTGAACCATGCGCGCATGGGGCTTTCGGGCCAGGCGGCGATGGTGCTGTCGACGGAGGAGGACTCGAAAGGCTTCATCAGCGTGGTCGCGGAGCAGTGGACCGGGACCGTCACTCCGGCCGCGCAGATCCAGAGCCGCGACGGACTGACCGGGCAGGGCATCGGTCCGACGGTGCAGCAGACCCAGGTCGTCGACCTCTCCTACATCAGCGCGCAGCTCGCGCAACTGGCGTCCGATTCGAGCATCACGCCTTCGGAGAAGCGGACCGTCACCTCCGACCTGATGCAGCTTTTCAGCTCCGTCGGGACGAACGTGGTCGAAGCGACGCTCCTCCTGCCGCCGGCGTGGACGGCGGCGATGACGGTCTCGAAGACCGGACTCGTCGTCGCGAACGCGGGTAACTACTACCAGTCGACGACGACCGGGACGGCCGGCTCGACGGCGCCGACATGGACGAGCGGCACGCAGTCCGACGGCGGGGTGTCATGGTCCTACGTCGGGCCGGCGAGCTCTGGACAGGTCCAGTCCGCGCTCACGACGTACGAGGCGGCCATCGCGGCACTGGCGGCATACTGCCTCGCGTCCGTCCCGACCCGCGGCACCGCGGCGACCGCCGGCAGCGGGGGCAATGGTCTCGGAGTCACGGGATCGCTCGCCTACACCGCGTCTCCGTTCTCCTTCACGCCTCCGGCGCTCAGCGATTACAACACCTGGGTCTCTACGAGCGACGCGACCGCGTCGGACGGGACCATTACCATCGACGGGCCGACGTTCCGGTCCGCATTCTTGAACGCCTTCGCGGCGAACAATGCGCTCCTGCTGCTCGTGTCCGGCGTACAGCTCGCGCTCCAGGGCGGAGGAACGATCGTCACGTCCGGGACGGGCACGGCCGTCGTCTTCGGAACGGGAAAGCCGAGCTCCTCGCCTGCGGAGCCTGAGTTCTACATCCAGACGGATGAGCCGTACTCGACATGGTACTGGGACGGGTCTGCATGGCACCTGGTCGTGCTCGAGGGCGGCACGCCGGGCACGTCCACCATCACGAGCACGACCGACATCACGACCATCATCGAGGAGATCGAGGAAACGCTTCTCAAGCTCTTGGGTGGAACCTCGACGACGACGACGACGGAGACCATCCAGCAGGTTTTGACGGAGCTCAACAGCGAGACGGCTGCGCTCCTGACGGCGCTGGAGACGGAACTGCAGTCGTCGCTCGTGAACCTCGGGACGGACGTCACCCTCTCGCCGCTGAACATCCAGGAGACGGTCACCCAGACCGACACCGGGACGACGGTCACGACCGTCATCGCCGAGGCCCAGCAGATCGTGACGGGCTCGTCCGGCAACACGACCACGACGACGGCCACCGAAGAGGTGATCGCGATCGTGACCGAGATGACCGGCGGGACCGCCGTCACGGTGGCGACCGAGGCGGCGACCAGCACGACGACGTCATCCGTCGGCGGCACGAGCACGACGACGACGACCGAGACGAGCGAGCTCATGGTCGCCGAGGTGTCGAGCGGAACCGACATCGTCGTCGTGGCCGAGGAGGCCCAGAGCGTCGTCACCGGCGCCGCCGGACATACCTCCATCACCACGTCGACCGAGGTCGTCGAGTCGAACACCTCGAGCTCGTCGGGGAACACGGACGTCGTGACGGTCGTCGAGGAGTCGGTCTCCGTTACGACGAACGCCTCCGGGCAGACAGAGGTCACCGTCACGACCGAGGTCGTCGAGGCCATCGCGACGAACTCGTCCGGCGGGACCGACGTGCAAACGAATCCTGCATTTCCGCCAGGCACGACGTCCATCGTCGAGTCGACGACGACGGTGGACGTGAATCCGATCGGCCCCATCTACCAGGGGCAGGGCGGCGTCATCACGTCCGACTACGTGCCGGCGTCGTATCCGGTTCCGTTCGTCGCCGCGAACGCGGGTGGATATGCTCTCCAGATAGGCCCGCTGAACGCCGGACCACCTCCAGGTGCCGTCCCAAGCGTCGGGGATTTCATTTATCAGGGCACCGCTTCGGCTCCGACGGCCACGCTGACCATAACGTCCGTGTCAGTCGGAGCCGGAATCTATTTCTTGAACTCTGGCGCAACGAGTACGGGGTTCGTCGCTGGGAACGTCAACTGGGTTCCAATGGGGGCAAACGAGATCCCCATTACTGGGGCGAAGTTGCGCGCGTCTCCGCCGGGTGGAGGATGCTCGGCGCTGTTCGGACTCTCTGGCATCCAGATCGGCTCGACGAAACTTAGCGCGGCATGGTTTGCGACGAACTTTCTCGTGCAAGACATCATGACCGTCGGAGGTGGGAATGCGAGCTGGGTCTATGGTGGCAGGTATGGCGCCGTCTCCATCTCGAGCAACACGCTCAACGTCCCTCTGAACACGTCCGCGCTTCCGCTTAACTTCGTCGCGAACGGGGCCGCTCCGGTGGTTTCCCTGACACCGGTCGGTGCCCCGGTGGCGTCCGGCGCCATCTTCAGCGTTACGCTGCCGACGCGAGGCCAGACCAGCTTCGGCATCGTCCTCTATCAGGGGACGACGCAACTCAACCCGGCGTCCTACACGTTCTATCTCATGGTGACGTCATTCTGGAACCTGTCGTCGGGATACGCGCTTTGAGACACTAACCGCGGGACGGTCCCGCACGAGGAGGAAGCACATGGCGCAGGATCCGCAGCTCCAAGAGGCAATCGCGCTCATCCGCGAAGCCGAGCAGTTCTTGTCGTGGAACACTGGAGGTGCGGAGCACAACGCCTGCGCCCAGCGTCTCCGCGACTTCCTGGCGAAGTATTCGCCGCAGAAGAAAGAGGAGGTGTCCCGTGGGTAAGGGCGTTAGCTGGTGCAACTTCGTTCTCGACTATCTCTGGCGAGGGTACTCGACCTACTCGCCGGCCATTCCCACGAGCGGCGCCACGGCGTCGCAGGTCGCGCTCCTACTCCAGATGCCTCCGGCGAACGCGCAGCTCAATTCGTCTGGGTGCTTCGGCTCGGGCATCGAGGTCGGTTCGCTGACGTCGTCGACCGGCACGTACCAAGGCTACGCCCGGCAAAACTACTTGGCCGGCGCGTCCCAGTGGACGGCGACGAACGGCGGCACCGGCGCGAACAGTTCCGGGACGTCCTACCCGGCGAGCATCCAGAACACGACGGCCATCTCGTTCCCGGCCGCGACCCTGACGTGGGGGCCGAGCACGGGCAACGTGGCTCCGGTGGTCGGCTGGGCGCTCATCATCACCATCGCGACCCAGACCTACGGAGGCGGCGCCGGCTATCCGCTCATCGCGGCTACCGGGCTCCTGCCGGCCCCGCAGATGGTCTTCGGACCCGGCACGAGTCCGTTCTTCATCCCGGCCTATGGCATCACGATCAACGAGTCGTGACGAGGAGGTCGTCCGACTGACCGCGGAAGTCGCGCAGCTTCGCGCGAAGCTCCAGGAGGTCATGGAGACGAGTCCACCGGACGCCTATCTCAAGGCGCAAGTGCAGATGCTCGCCGAGGCCCTGCAGCGCGTCGTGGGCGAGGTGCGAGCGGTCGAGCGGCGTGCGCAGGTGAAGATCCTGTCGTCGTAGCGGCGGGCGGCGGCGGGGCGCCACGGTGGCTTCGCGCTGCCGTGGCGCCGGTGCGTCCGGGGTACTTTGGCACATCCCGGGCAATACTCATGCCCTGTGGACGCCGCCGCCGTGGCTCGCGCGACCGACCTCTACACCCTCGCGCTCGTGCTATGGCGCGAGGCGCGTAGCGAGTCCTACGACTGCCGCGAGGCGGTCGCCGGCGTGGTCATGGAGCGCGTCCGGCGCGGGTGTCGGGACGTCACCGACGCCTGTACGCGCCGGTGGCAGTTCTCGAGCCTGACGGACCCGAGGGACCACCAGCTCACGCTCTGGCCGCAGACCATCGACCATGCCTGGCAGGAGTGCCTTGAGATCGCCGACGCGGCACTCGCTGGGCGGCTCCACAACCCGATGCCGGGCGCTGACCATTACATCGACGTCAGCCTCGCCGTGCCTCCGCTTTGGGCGACGTCGGACTCGTTCGTCGGTCGGATGGGAAGGCTCCTTTTCTACGCGGTCGCCGACGCGGTGCCGCCATCAACGGAGGGACGCGCATGAACGCTTCTTGGAAGACCACGCTCGCAGGGGTCGCTGCCATCTTGACGCTCATCGGGACCGGGATCACCCAGTACCTGCAGGGCGGCATGACGGCGGTCCGGTGGGACGTTCTCCTCCCCGGACTCCTGCCGGCGGTCGGTCTCATCTTCGCAAAGGACTGGAACGTCTCGAACGCTCCGGCTCCCGGGCCGGCGCAGCAGGTCAAGGCGCCGAGCGCGGCGGGGTTCATCGTCGGCGAGGTGCGGCTTCTCCTGGGAACGCTGGCTTTCGTCGCGCTAGCGGCCATCGTCGTCATGCAATCCGGCTGCGCGCACGCGGTCGCTCCCGGCGCGACGGTGGGTCCGATCGAGATCGGGACCGTGAACGGGACGCCTCTTACCGGGACCATCTCGACCGGGCTCGTCCAGGGTGTTCCTCCGGGGTGCTATGAACCGGTCACCGCGACGGTGGCGGGCTTCGGCAGCGTCCCGGTCACCTGCGCGGTCGGACCCGGCAGCGCGACCTGTTCGTTCAACATGCCGGTCCTGCCGGTGAGCTCGGCGAGCGGGACCGTCTGCGGACCGTGACCCCTCCGCAGATCATAGCCCTTCTCGGAACGCTGGCGTCGATCCTGGCGCCGGCCATCGCGACGTTGCTCAAGGGAGGCGTCGTGGACTGGGAGGCTCTGGCGGTGTCCGTCCTGCAGGCGATCTTCGGTGCCATCCCCCAGTCGACCTTCCTCGCGCTCCGCGCATGGCTCGAGGAGACGGGCGACGAAGCCCTGATCTCGATCTGGAACGGAATGGTGCGGTGGTCGAGGCTCAGGGTCCGCTGGGGTCAGGGCGAGATCGGACAGCCGCCAGACTGGTTCGTGGAGATCCCCGCGCCCGGCTTCCCGGTGCCCGGCTCCAGCGGGGGAGGGCAGCCGCCTCCATGACCCGCATGCTCGGCAAGCTCCCGCCTCGCCGGGACCGCCGCACCCTCAAGCTCGGGCGCTACACGAAGAAGCTCGCGCCGGCGCCGCGGGAGTGCGACCGCACGGCCAAGGTCACGAACCTGGGGATGATGTTCAACGACACGGTCGGGGATTGCACCTGCGCCGCCGTCGGCCACGTCATCCAGGTGTGGACGGCGAACCAGGGCGCCCAGTACGTGGTCCCTGATACGTCCATCCTCGAGCTATACGAGGACGTGAGCGGCTACAACCCGCAGGACCCGTCGTCTGACCAGGGCGCGGTCGAGATCGACGTGCTCAACTACTGGCGCAAGCATCCCCTCGTCGGCCACTCGCTCCTCGCCTATGCGAGCATCAAGCCGCAGGCGACTGAGGAAATCCGCCAGGCGGTCTACTACTTCGGCGCCGCGTATGTGGGCGTCGCGCTCCCGCTCACCGCTCAGAATCAGTCCGGGACGTGGACGGTCACGAGCCTGAAGGGCGACGGCGCGCCGGGAAGCTGGGGCGGCCACGCGGTCCCGATCGTCGCCTACGATCAGCACACGGTGACGTTCATCACCTGGGGCTCCTACCAGAAGGCATCCTGGAACTGGCTCTGGGCGTACCTCGACGAGTGCTATGCGCTGCTCGGGCTGGACTGGCTCGGGACGTCCGGGAAGACGCCGGACGGGTTCGACCTCGCGACGCTGCGCATGGACCTGGCCGAGGTCTCGGTATGAGCCGGAACGTCCGCCTGCTGAGAAGTAACCCGAGCGGCTTCCCGCGCACGGCCGACGGCCGTCCAGCCTCGCCTCTCAACATGGAATGGGTCCGTGCGAACTACTGCGCGCAGCCTGGATGTGGGCATAACTGGCGCGTCCACGTCGGCGGATGTCAGGCCCAGGTCGCCGGCGGAGGCGTCTGTCGATGCATTGGGGAGCGCCCGAAGGGTGCCGCTTGAGCACGGACATCGAGCGCGCGGGCTGGCACCGATCATCGGTGCTCTCACCGCTGGTCGGCGCCCCGGCGACCAGCTCATCCGCGCCGGCTTCGCCGGTGCCGTGGTCTTTGCTCTCCTCAAGCTGTGGAGCGCGTCTCTCGAGGAGGAGCGCAAGCTGCGCGCGGAGCAACACAAGGAGCTCGTCGGAGTCATCGACAAACTCGCGGACCGCTCGGAGCAGGAACGCATCGCCGCGCTCGAGCTCCGCGGCGAGATCCTGCGCCTCGCAGGGTCGAAGCTCGCACCGTCGAGAAGCGTGCCCCCACATCGTGCAGTTCCAGCTCCAGGCCGCGCGGCATCCCTCCCGCCGATGCAGGAGGTCCGGTGAGTGATCGAGCATGAAGGACGGCGCGGTCGCATGGCTGGCGGTGGGGATCCTGGGCGGCGGCATGCTCGCGGGCCTGGGGCTCGTCTACCTAGTGACCACGGCTGCGGTGCGGCGCGGACTGAACTCGGTCTACTCATCGCTGGACGAGATCCGGGGAGCCCTTGACAAGCACACGCACGAGCCGGCGCATCCCTACGTGCGAGAGGCGGTCGCGACGCTGCGGCTCGAGCTCGACGACCACAAGGCGACGTCGAGGTCCCGGTGGGACAACGACGATCGGCGCTGGGCAACGGAGCACCGGCGCCTCAGTACCGTCGAGGAACGGGTGACCGCTCTGGAGAAGCCGGACGATGAGGGAACGGACGCAACCTGACGGCTGGCCCGGCCGAACGGGCGAGGAGGAGCACAATGGCTGACATGAAGGTGGGCGAAACGAAGATCGGTGTGAAGCAGCCCGCGTGGATCGCGGGGATCGTGGCGGGGCTCGTCGCCATCGCTGGCGGCCTCTGGCTGACCGTGTTCTCGGTCCACAAGGCAGGGTTCTACGTGGAGCACGTCGGCAGCGGACCGCAGGAACACGCGATCGTGAAGGACTGCTTCCACGACGGCAGGACCGGGAAGGTCTACTGCGGCGACGGCCGGAACGCGCTGACCCAGAGCGGA